CACTCAGGAATGGGTGGACAGGCAAATACACCAACACCTGCAAATAATGCAGTTCAATATATTACGACCAATCAAGGTCAAGATAACATCACCGAAAGTCAATATGCCAACTTTGATGATGTTCTATTTAGTGCTTCAGGCTTTGTCTTTAGCATTAATACAAATGGCAATTTAATATCAACAATATAAGGAAACAAATATGGCAACAATAAATCTGGGTGCTATCAAATTTAACTGGAAGGGTGCTTACAATAGTTCGACATCTTACGCTGTTGATGATGTAGTTTCATCAGGTGGAAATAGTTATGTTTGTATACAAGCCCATTCAAATCAAGCAGTAGGCAATGCGACAGCTTACTGGAATATAATGAGTTCAGCAGGTACTAATGGAACAAATGGTTCTAATGGTACAGATGTAGGAACAACAATTACAACACAAGGCGATATACTTTATCGTGATGGAAGTGGTCTAGCTAGATTACCTGCAGGAACAGCAAATCAACTACTTAAAACTGGTGGTTCTGGTGCTAATCCAAGTTGGACAGATGCACCAGTTGGTGGTGCAAAATCTTTTCATCAAATAGATAGAACTTCTATTATGTCAAGTTCAACAGTAGATACTTGGGTGCAAGTTTTAAACCCAATTACAATGACACCTGCCAGTGCATCAAGCAGAATGGTTTTAAATTTTAACAGTTTAGTAGGTGTGTCAAGTGTATCTTGTTCAATTATATTTAAAATTACTAGAGAAATTAGTGGTGGTGCTACAACTGATTTAGATGGAACTATGGGTAAAAGACAATCTGCTAATGTTAAAGGTTTATGGGGTGCAGGAGAAGAAATGTATGAAAATACATATACAGGTCACCCAATTAGTTTTCAATACACAGACTTACCTAATACAACATCAGAAGTTAGTTATAAAATCTATGTATTTCAAGGTGCACCTAGTCATTCATTTACACTTGGTAGTGTTTATGCCAATGGTAATAATAATGAATATCCTGCTATTGATACAAGATTAACACTAACGGAATTGTAGGAGAAATAAAATGACAAAAAATTATATACAAGCAATTATGGAAATAAATCCAACAGCACAATGTAATATTAATGGAGATGATTTAGATAATATAGAGTGGACTAATGATACTACACCTATTGCTAAAGCTGATATTGAAGCTAAAGCAACAGAGATAGAAAATAGAGATGCTCATATTAAACCAAGACATATAGCATATCCATCAATTCAAGAACAATTAGATATGCAATACCATGACGAAGTTAATGGTACGACTACTTGGAAAGATGCGATTGCAAAAGTTAAAGCAGACAATCCAAAAGCATAATACTTAAAGGCTAGGTAGAAATATCTAGCCTACAAAATTCACAACAACAAATTATAGGAAATAAATAAATGACAAAAGCTAGAGATTTATCAAATCTCATATCAACAGGTGTACCTAATAGTTTAATTACTTTAGATGCTAATGAGATACCAAATATAGATGCAAGTAAAATTACTTCAGGCTCTATTGCTACAGCTAGATTAGGAAATATTGATTTAACTAATCTTTCAGCAACTAACTTAACTTCTGGTACAATACCAGATGCAAGAGTTTCAGCTAGTGCAGTATCACAACACGCAACATCTTTTGATGATAATAAAATTGTTAATGATATTTCTACTTTAGCTATTAGACAAGCGTCTAACGAAAACAAAGGTGCTTACAATACTAACTCAATGTTTGTAGATGTATTCCAAGATGGAACTGGAATTGGCTCATTTACAACTACCGACAGAAGTACCAATGAGTATGTTGCAAGTGTTGTAGAAACTTTAACTAATGTAACTATTAACCATTCAAACTTTGATACATATTTTGGAACACAAGCACAATCAAGCACATCACAAGGTTTTATGTTAGAGCAGTTAAGTGGTACTGGAAGAAAAACAGTAGTAAGTGCTTTTAATCCTGCCAACACTTATAATTCTATGTCAGCAGGTTCTTATACAAATGCTATGGCAGGACATTTTGCTCAAAATGGTGGATTTAGTGCAGGTGGTAGTTATTCGTTAGGTCATAATTTAGTTGGCAATAATAGATATTACTTTTTATATAAATTTAAAAATGGTATTACATTTAAACCTACTTCAAATTATTTTATTTGGAGAAATGGCTCATCATATAATTCTGATGGTAATGTTGTTGGAGTAGATGCTTCAAATAATGTTACAATTTTAAAAGATGTGACACCTGCTACTACTAGCAACACTGGTAGTATTACAAATAACGCAGGTTATACAAGTGCAATTTCTACATCTACATTTTTTCCTACTGTTGGATTAGCTTTTTCTTACACAGGATCTAATGGTGCAGGATTTGATGATTTAGATTGGAGTGGTCAAACAAAAAGTGAAAGTGTTAATGCGACTGGAAACTTTATATCCAATCCAATAACAGCACCATCAAGTGTTTCTAAAATGGGTGCAATAATTACTTACCAAGACAATGCAGGAACAAATACATTAAACACAGATATAGTTTTACAATTATCAGCAGACAATGGTACAAATTTTTCTACAGCTACACTTACAGCTTTACCAGACTTTGCTACTGGCATTAAAATGGCTAAAGTAAATGACTTATCTGTGACAGCATCAACACAATTAAAATATAAAATATCTTTTGCTAATCAAGCATCTGGTTCTAAAGAAGCTAGAATTAGAGGTGTTTCACTTCAATACTAATGGCTAGAAAAAAAATAACACCAAAAGAGTATAGCGAAGTCGCTACTGGTGTTAGACTTTCATCACATGAGAAACTTTGTGCTGAACGAATGAATAACATTCTAAAAAGCATAGAAGAAATGAGAAAAGAAATTAAGTCGTTAAGACAAGATGTTTCTATGGGTAAGGGTGGACTTAAAGTTATCCTTGCTATTGGAACTTGTATTGTTGGAATACTAGGTTATTTTAACTGGAAATAAACATATGGAGTGTGAGTATGGCAAGATGGTTTGCGTTCGCGTTCACAATGTTAGGCACATGGATTCTAACTAACACAAATACTGAGTATTTTTCATTGGGTTGGGGAATATCAGCAATATCAACATTAGCATGGGCATATTTTGCCTATAAAGATAAAGACATTCCTCGAGGATTAATGGAACTATGTTTTGTTATCTTATGCATTAGAGGAGTTATCAATTTTTATTAAATGGCTAAAAAAAAGAATAGTTTACTTTCAAAAGAAGAACATGAAAGTAGATCTAGATTTAAAAAAACAAGTATTTCGACTAATCCATCCAGGATTAAATGGTCATCGATGAATAAATCAAAAAGAAGACAACACAAAAAATGAAAATATCAGAAAACACTTCAGTAAGTATGCCGGTCAAAAATATGCTGGCGATAGTAGCTGGAGTTGCTATGGGAGTTTTTGCGTATACAGAAGTAACTGCAAGATTAACAAGTCTTGAAACATCAAGAGAATTATTCCAAGCAGATTTATTAAAAAAATCAGAACAAAAACCTACAGACCAAGAACAATTTATGTTGATCGAGGCTTTGTACGGTGATGTGGAAAAATTAACTCTTAATCAAGAACAAAATATGACTAATAAAGTCAATATAGAATTTTTAAAAACACAGCTAGAAAAAGCATTAACTGATATTGAACATTTAAAAGATAAAGTGAGAGCAAATGGCAACGGGACGAGTCACTAAAAAAGTTTTAGATCATATTGCAAAAATAAATAAACAAAATGAAGAATTGCGTATGACAAAAGATTTAAAAAAAGAAGTTGAGACTGGAAAACACGGTACTCAAAAATATATATTAAAAAATGGAATAAACAAAGGTAAGATATTATGACAGAATTAATTGTAGCTTTGTTAATGATTGTCAATGGCGAAATTAAAGAGCATCGAATCCAGCCTAGCATGTCAGAATGTTTAAAAGGAAAAAGAATTGCTTCTCGTAATATTTCTAATTCAGTAGAATACCAATGTATTAAATCTTTGGCTGAAATAGAAACTGATAAATTAGGTAACAAACATATAAATAAATTAATATTAGAATAAAGGAAAAAAATGACTTATAGTACAATAGGCGCATTATTTAATAACGACATATCAGTATTAAATTTAATACTACTTTGCGTTATTGCCGTTAAAGTTTGGAATATAAAATGTAAATGTAAAGGTGGTAACTGTGGCCAAAAGTAAATTTTGTAAAAAATGTTTTCACCCATGTCATTGTGGAGAAGAAAAAGATCTTCATTCTGACGAATATGGAGTGTGTACTTGTGAGGAATGCAAATGTGGTTAAGTATAGCATCTAAACTAGTACCTGGAATTATTAAAACAGGAATGTCAATTGCTTCTAATAGAAGAAGAACTAAAGAATTAGAATCAGTAGCAGAAATGAAACATGCAGAACGCATGGCTTCTGGTGAAATAGAATATCAAAAAGCAGTTATTGCAAACAACCAACAAGGATGGAAAGACGAATTTGTTTTGATTCTTGTGTCGGCTCCTGTGATGATCTTAATTTGGTCTATATTTAGTGAAGACCCAGAGATTATGTCAAAAGTCGATATGTTTTTTGATAAATTTAATAATATGCCTTTTTGGTACCAAGCACTTTTTATTGGAGTAGTTAGTGCAATTTATGGACTTAAAGGCGCAGACATAATGAAGAAAAAATAATGAAGAAAAAAGAAAAGCAGACAGTATTATGGACCATCTACCATACCGTTTTAGCAGTAGAATTAGCCATAATAATCGCAATCGAACTTTACGAACAAATACAAAGGAGTGGAATATGAGTATATGGGAAAGAGCCTGGATTTGGTGGGATAAAACTCTTACTAAAAGAGGCAAAATGGCTGTAGCATTTTGTGCAGCTATAATACTTTTAACTATTTGGAATTGGATATTCTAAATGGACGTTAAATATATTGTGGTACATTGTTCAGCAACACGACCATCACAAGACATTGGTGCAAGAACTATTAATGCTTGGCACAAAGAACGTGGATTTGATAAAATAGGTTATCACTATGTTATTAAAAGAAACGGCAATGTAGAATTAGGTCGTGATGAACAATCTCAAGGCGCACATGCTTTGGGTTATAACCACAATAGTCTTGGTATCTGTCTAGTAGGCGGATCACAAGAAGAAGATCATACAAAAGCTGAAAACAATTTCACAGACGATCAATGGAATAGTTTTGGTTACCTAATAGATCAACTAGAAGACAAATATTTGGGAGTTAAAATTATTGGACATAACGAAATAAGTAAAAAAGAATGTCCAGCATTCGACGTACAGGAGTGGAACAATGAGCGAATCAGAAAAGACAAAAAGTAAAGCCCAAGAAATAACAACATTATTAATTAATCAAGCACATCAAAAGTTATCAAGTGGAGTAGAATTATCAGCAAGTGATTTAAAGGTTTGTTTAGATATTTCTAAAGCTTATGGCATTGAAGAAAAAGAAAAACCTACAAACATAATTGAAAATTTACCATTTGATGAATTAGAAAAGGACCAAAATGAAGAAGAGAAACTATAAGCAAGAATATCTTACATACGGTTCTACAACTAAAGCAAAAAAAGATAGAGCTTCTAGAAACAAAGTTAGAAGAGCTTTAACTAGAACAGGAAGAGTATCTAAAGGCGACGGTAGAGATATCGATCATCGTGATGGTAACCCAAGAAATAATTCTCGAAGAAATTTAAGAGTTATGTCTAGAAGTAGAAACAGAGCTAAGCACTAATGGACCCAAGATTAAAAGATTTTAAAAATTTTTTGTATCTAACATGGAACCATCTTAATTTACCTGAACCCACACCTATTCAATATGATATTGCGGACTTTTTACAACATGGTCCTAAAAGATTAGTTATTGAAGCCTTTCGTGGTGTAGGTAAATCATGGATTACATCTGCTTTTGTGTGTCATCAATTATTATTAGATCCACAAAAGAATATATTAGTTGTTTCAGCATCTAAAAGTAGATCTGATGATTTCTCGACATTTACACAAAGACTTATAAGTGAAATGGACATATTAGAACATTTACAACCGAGAAATGATCAAAGACACTCTAAAATTAGTTTCGATGTAGGACCTGCAAGAGCATCTCATGCTCCTTCAGTTAAATCATTAGGTGTTACATCACAATTAACAGGATCACGTGCTGATCTTATTGTAGCTGATGACGTAGAATCAGCAAACAATAGTCAAACACAATTAATGAGAGACAGATTAAGTGAAACTGTAAAAGAATTTGATGCAATTATAAAACCAGAAGTAGGTAGAATTGTATTTCTAGGAACACCACAAACAGAATTTAGTTTATATAATAACTTAGAAGAACGTGGCTTTAAAACACGTATCTGGCCAGCTAGACTTCCTAATGATCAGCAAAGAACTAGTTACGGAAACAAATTATCTCCTAAGTTAATAAAGACAAAAGGTAAACCAGGCGATCCAGTAGACGCAAAACGTTTCGATGAAACAGATTTATTAGAACGTGAAGCATCTTATGGTCGTTCAGGCTTTGCATTACAGTTTATGTTGGACACAACTCTATCTGATATGGATAGATACCCACTTAAACTAAATGATCTTATAGTTTTGTCCGGTTCTAGTAGTTGGAAAGAAGCTCCAGTGAAAGTATTATGGGCAAGTGGACAAGATAATATTAAAAGTTTAGATCCCGATATTCCTAACGTAGGCTTAAAAGGAGATTACTATACATCTCCAATGCATGTGAGTGATGAATATAAGGAATTCGAAGGATCTGTGCTTGCCATCGACCCAAGTGGACGTGGTGCTGACAAAACGGCATATACAGTAGTTAAAATGCTACACGGATGCTTATATATTACAGACTTCGGCGCCCTCGATGGCGGGTATGATGAGGTTACACTCAAAAGAATTGTATCTGCAGCTAAGAAACAAAATGTAAATCAAATAGTTGTAGAGAGTAACTTTGGAGATGGTATGTTTCTTCAGATATTACAACCAGTATTACAAAAGTATTATCCTTGTAGTATAGAAGAAGTAAGACACAATGTTCAAAAAGAGAAAAGAATTATAGATACATTGGAACCAGTCATGAATCAACACAGACTTATTGTTGATGACAAACTAATACGTAATGATTTTAATAATCACGAACAAGATCATAGATTATTCTTTCAGATGTCTAGATTAACACGTGACAAAGGGTCATTGAGACATGATGACTTATTAGATTGTTTAAGTATGGCTGTAAACTATTGGACAACAGTAATGGATGTAGATCAAGATCAAGCTGGAGTCGAACATAGAGAATCAATGTTACAAAAAGATTTAGACAGATTCATGGAGAATGCCACAGGTAGACCTCAACGTCGCGCAAATTGGATAGGTTAGGCCTCACCAGAGCGCGTGTGGTAGCCTTTTATCTAGTCCGGTATATGTTTATACACAGGTAAATTGGTACACGTATCGGTATGGCCCTTGTGTATGTCATGGATAGTAACAACGAGATAGATTAATTGGAGCCTCTATTAGAGAAGGGCTCTTATGGTCTCTCTCCCAATAGGAGCTCTTCGCAACAAAATGAAATATCCAAAAGTCACTAAGCAGATCTTGAAGGCTGATTATGTA